GGCAAACCGTGGTATCAAGGGCGGGGAAGCAGGCAATGCCCTCAACGCCGTCCTGGTGAACCTTACCACAGGCACCGGGCAGGCCGGGAAAATGATGGAAAAGCTCGGCATCTCGGCCTTCGACAGCAACGGCAAGTTCATCGGCCTGCAGGAAACCATTCAGAAGGTGTACGGGGCCACCAAAGATATGACAGATGCGGAGCGCAACGCCGCTCTTGCCGCTATCGGCGGCAAGCAGCACGCTGACGCGCTGAACGCCCTCATGGCTGGCCTGACCACCACCACAGCGGACGGCGTAACTGAGTGGAACGCCCTGGCTGACTCCCTCTACAATTCGGAGGGAGCGATGGCCGCAATGGCCGCGACCGTCACAGACACCTGGGAGGGTGCAAAGGCAAAACTGGATTCTGCCATCCAAGATTTGCAGATCAATCTGGTGGACACCTTCGCTCCCTACGCAAAGGATGCCATCAACGCCGTGGCTGAAGCTATCCCGAATATCACGGCAGCTGTCACGCCTGTGATTCAGAGCTTCATGGGCTATGCCCTGCCCAGGATTCAGAGCTTCGTGGGCGGTGCGATACAGTGTTTCAATGACATCCAGCCCACGCTGGAGGCCATCGGCACCACCGCCATGGAGATATTCGGATTCATTGGCACCACGGTCAAAGGCGCAATGACCGCCATCGGCCAAACGTTCAGCGAACACCAGGACATCCTGGACACCGTGGGCCGGATCGGCCAGCAGGCGGGGCAGATCATCATGGATGCGTTCGAGGCGGCAAAGCCCGTCTTGACCTTCATTGGAGAGACAGCCCTCCCGTCCATCGTTGACGCTGCGCTTTCCGTGATCGGCTTCGGAGCGGACATGATCTCGACCATCCTGGAATTCAAAGAGATCGTAATCGTTGCCGCCGCCGCATTCGCCGCATTCAAAGCCGGGATGGCTCTGCAATCCGTGATTCAGGGATTCCGGCAGGCAAAAGTAGACCTTCTGATCCTTTCGGCCACCACCGGAGAGGCCAATCTGGCACAGATGGCCCTGAACGGGACCATGACCGCACGGCAGACCATCGTTGGACTGCTCACCGGGAAGATCACCATCGCACAACTGGCAACGGCGGCATGGACAAAGATACTGGTCGGCCTCAAAGCCGCTCTGGCCGCAAACCCGATAGGAATCGCCGTGGCAGCCATTGCCGCCCTGATTGCCATTGTGGTCGTGCTTTACAACAAGTGCGAGTGGTTCCGAAACGGTGTGAATGCCATCGTTGAGACGATCAAGGGATATTTCCAGGGATTCCTGGAAAAAGCAAAGCAGGTTTTCAGCGCAGCGTGGTCCGCGATCCAATCGGTCTGGTCCGCAGTTTCCCCGTGGTTCTCCGCAATTTGGGATGGGATCAAGGCTGTTTTCTCGGTCGCAGAGACTGTACTCGGCGGATTCTTCCAACTGGCATGGGGGAACATCAAAGGAATATGGGACACCGCAAAGGCATACTTCCAGGCGGTATTTGACACCATCACCGGAATTTTCTCGGCAATCGGTGCGGTTTTCCGGGGAGACTTCTCCGGAGCCTGGGAGGCCGTAAAGTCGGTTTTCAGCAGCTGGGGCAATTATTTCCAGACGCTATGGGACAATATCCGTGGCGGGGTTACTCGGCTCCTTCAGGTGCTGGACAACCTGACCGGCGGCGCGATCTCCAACATCCTCGGCTTCTTCTCTGGTCTGTGGGACAACATCGAGGGCATATGGAGCAAGGCGGCATCCTGGTTCCAGGCTACCGTGATCACACCGCTGGTAAACTTCTTCTCGCCAATCATCGAGACGATCAGCGGCATATTCCGAGGCTGCTGGATCATCATTCAGGCAATCTGGAAGGCCGTGTCTATGTGGTTCCAATCCAACGTGATCACGCCGCTGGTGACGCTCTTCTCTACCATCGTCAGCACGGTCAGCGGATTCTTCTCCAGCCTGTGGACAGCCATCCAGAATATATGGAACGCCGTTTCCGGTTGGTTCCAGACCACCGTGATCACTCCCACGATAGGATTCTTCTCCGCGATTCCCGGAGCTATCGGCGGCTTCTTCTCCGCCCTGTGGGCAAACATCCAGGCAATATGGGCGGTGGTCAGCGGATGGTTCCAGACTACCGTGATCACACCGCTGGTAAACTTCTTCGCTCCCATCGTGGAAAGCATTGGCGGTTTCTTCTCCACACTCTGGACGAATATTCAGACCGTGTGGCAGGCGGCAGGGACATGGTTCATGGACAACGTGGCCACGCCCATCAACAACGCCTTCCAGGCCGTCAGCGATTTTGTGCGCGGGATATTCAACGGCCTCCTTGGATTCGTTGAGAACCTGATCAACGGCGTGGTCGGAGGCATCAACAAATTCATCGGCGGTTTCAGCGGTGTAGCGGAGAAAGCCGCGTCCTTCATCGGCGTGGACTGGGGCGGCATTTCGGAGCTTCCGACCGTGTCCCTGCCCCGCATGGCAAAGGGAGGTATCGTGGACAACCCCACCATCCTGGAAGCAGGCGAAGCGGGCACAGAGGCCATCGTTCCCCTCTCCCAGCTTTGGAGCCAGATGCAGGGGATGTTTGACAACTCCATCGGTAGCCTGAGCGACCAGATCGCCTCCCTTGCGGAGCGTCTGGATGCGGCTGAGATCGGCTCCAACGCAATGCCGCTCTCGGACCTGCTGGGAAAGTTCGCAGACCCCGATGACGGCTCGGACGATGACGATGGACCGCCCATCACCATCTACTACCAGCCGGAATACCACTTTGACGGCGGTGCGCCCGATAAGGAGGAAATGGTCAAGGCTGGAAGAATCTCACAGGATGAGTTTGACCAGCACATGGCCCAATACCTGAAGGGGCGCCGGCGCAAGGATTTGTAAGGAGGCCGGTATGGAAAAGACAACCACCACCATCATGGGGGACACCTGGGATACCATCGCCAACCGAGTGTACGGGAACGTCCTGAGAGCGCAGAATCTCATGGAAGCCAGAGAGAACGTCCGTCTCCTGGACTATCAGGTATTCCCCACCGGAATCATCGTAGCCACGCCTGATGTGGCAGAACAGGAAGCGGCAGAGGACCTGCCGGAATGGAGGAAGTAGCATGGAACCTCGCAAAGCCACAGTTTCTGTTGATTACAATGGAGCGAACACCGATGCAGAGGTGGTCCCCTCTTCCTTCCGGTACGTGGATGTAGCATCCGGCACCAGCGACAGTATCAGTCTCACCTTCAGCGATCCGGCCAGAAAGTGGATAGGGCCGTGGTTCCCCGTAAAGGGGGACCGGCTCCAGCCCGTCATCAAGACGGTCAACTGGTCCGGGGAGGGGCAGAGCAACCAATTCTCCTGCGGTATGTTCCGCGTGGATGATTTCAGCTTCTCGGGAGGGCCACCGATCAGCATGACCCTGGAGGGGGTGGCCCTCCCGGCTGATACCGGGTTCAAGGCAACGCAGCGTACGGAAACCTACGAGAAAGTCACACTTCAGGAAATCGGCCAGACCGTAGCCGGTAGGGCAGGCATCGCACTGTTCTACGAGGCGGACAGCATCAGCATCGAACTGGTGGAACAGAACAACCAGACGGACTGCGACTTCTACAGCAAGCTGGTGGTCCAGTATGGTCTGGCCCTGAAGGTGTACAACGACAAACTGGTGGTCTTTTCAGAGGCCACCTACGAGGCGAAAGGCCCGAAACTGACGCTGACAGAGGCGGACTTCGATCCAGGCTGGTCCTGGGACACAGAACTGGTGGACACCTACACCGGCGTGAAGTACGAGTACACCAACAGCGGCAAGAACCGCACCTACACCGTGACCGCCGGAGGTGGGGACCGCATTCTCTCCGTCAATGAGCCATCGAAAAATTTGACCGAGGCAACCACGATAGCACTCGCAGCCGTGAACAACGCCAACAAAGGCACCACGACCATGACCATCACCATGATGGCGAAGCCTGGGCTGATCGCTTCGGACTGCGTGGAGATTGCGGGGCTGGGCAAACTCTCCGGCAAGTATTACATCGAGAAACTGACGCACGACCTCGGCAGCGGGTACAGGATGACCTTGGAAATGCGCCGGGTAGAGGCACGGATCACCGATGCCGTCTCCATCGCCAGCACCGTATCGTAAGGAGGACCGCATGGATACACCGCACATCCTGCGCATTGGAAAAATCTCCAGCATCAACTACCCAAACGGGACAGCCCGGATAACCTACGAGGATAAGGATAAAAGCACCACCGCAGAGTTCTCATTTCTCGCTTGGCAATACTGGATGCCGAAGGTGGGGGACCAGGTCCTTGTAGCCCACCAATCCAACGGGACAACCTCAGCTGTGATTCTTGGCCCCGTCTGGCACGATGACCACCGCCCGCCAGAAGGACAAGAGGAACTATACCGTAAAGATTACAACCGGAAATATTGGGAGGCCTACCAGCGGTATGACCACAAAACTCTTGAGTATTTGGAGTTTATCACAGGGACCTATGATATCAAGTCTACAAAAGACTTCACCCTGACGGTGAATGATACCACGATCATAAAGGTCAAGGCGGACGGCTCTATCGAGATAACGGCCCCAGCAGGAATTAAGATAACCACCTCAACAATTGATATAGCGGCTCCTTCCGGAATCAAGATAGATACGCCAAAAATTGAAGTTACAGGGGACGTAATAGCAAAGTCACACTTGTAGAAGGGAGGGATGAGCCGTGGCAATCGGTGCATGGGGAACTGACCTGGTGTTCACTACCAGCGACAAGAGGATTTTGACCTTTAACGACCTGAACCGTGCGGTCGGTTCCGAATGGGCAACCCACAGCCGCATCGGCCTGAAAGATCAGGTAGAGTTCCTGCGGCCTAAACTTCAGAAGCTCACCTTCACTATGGCCCTGGACGCAACCCTCGGCGTGAGGCCAAGAGCCACGATGGATATGATTGATGCCCACGTTGAAAAGGGCAGCGTCTTCTCAATGGTGGTCGGATGTAAGCGCATAGGGAAGTATAAATGGCGAATTACCGATGTCAGCGAGGCGTGGGAAATTATCCTCAATGGCGGTGAGCTTGTCAGAGCAAAGATCAACGTTACAATGGAAGAATACGTGTGAGGGGAGGCGGACCGTGGACCTTTCGGGAATTGAAATTTCATTCGAGTACGGTGGGAGCGATGAACAGCAGCGCCGGGAAATTCTGCGCAATGTCCAGACTATCCTAGCTACACCGCTCGGCACTTGCCCCCTTTACCGCCACTTCGGCCTCAATACAACATACCTGGACTTCCCGCTGCCCGTAGCAGAGAACCTTATGGCCGTGGAGATGATTGAAGCCATCGAACGGTGGGAGCCGCGGGTACAGGTGAAAGACATATCCTTCACCGCCGAATTGGAAGGGAAACTAAACGTAAAGGTGGTGATCGCCGGTGGATGACCTGTTGAAATCGGTCTTTGACCTGCCGGACATTTCCTTCATCGACAACGATAGCTTGGATGCCATGATGCAGAGGCTGATTAGCAACTACGAAAAGAAGTACAAAGAAGTCACAGGCAGGACCGTCAGCCTGGGCGCAGCGGACCCCGTCAGAGTCCAACTGTACGCCATCGCCTTGGACCTCTACCAGATCGAGCAATATGTGGACCGGGCAGGGAAGCAGGACCTCCTGAAGTATAGCTATGGCGGCTTCCTGGACAACCTCGCCGCCGGTCGCAGAGTGACCCGGCAATCAGCCACAGCCGCCAGGACAACCCTGCGCTTCACCCTCTCCACCATCAAGACCTACGCCAGCGCAATCCCGGCAGGCACCAGAGTAACTAACGGGGACGGACTCTACTTCAAGACGCTGGAATACGGGGAAGTTCCAGCCGGCGCCGCCTTTGCGGACATCGAAGCGGAATGCACCGCCGCCGGGATAGACGGAAACAACTTCCTCCCTGGGCAGATCAACATCCTGGTGGACCCGCTCCCTTATGTGGAAACAGTGGAAAACATCACCACATCGGAGGGCGGGACGGACCTGGAAGATGATATCAGCCTCGCAGAGCGCACATATCTGGCCCCCTCCGGTTATAGCACAGCAGGACCACAGGATGCTTACGCCTACTGGGTAAAGACCTACAACACGGACATCGGCTCCGTGCGGCCCATGACCCCGGAACCGGGATATGCGACCATCTACGTCCTGATGCGGGACGGCAGCCTGCCGGGAGAGGAAGTGATTCGGAAACTGGAAGAAGATCTTCAGAACAACGAGGTGCGGCCCATGACGGACTTCGTGACCGTCTCCGCACCAGAGGTCAAGACCTTTAACCTGGACCTCACCTACTGGATCGCCCGGTCCAATCTGGCATCCGCCGCCGCCATCCAGACGCGGGTGGAGGTGGCCATCCAGGACTTCATCACTTGGCAGACCACAGAGATCGGCAGGGACCTGAACCCTTCGGAGCTGATCCGCCGGGTGAGGGAAGCGGGAGCCAAGAGAGTGGAAGTCACGACCCCGGAGTTCGAGCGGGTGAAGGAAAACCAGGTGGCGCAGCTCGGCACACGGGATGTGAAGTACGGAGGGCTGGAGGATGACTAATCTGCGGGACGGCCAAATCACCGATCTGCTGAACAACTCAATGGCCTACAATCCGGAAACGATCTCCATAGGGTACGCCATTCTTCAGGAAAAGAAGCGGATCATGGACAAGGCGGACAAGACCCGTCTCATGTCCTGGGTGGACAGCCTGGACGAAACCATCCTGGACTATCTGGCCGTGGAGCTTCGCACTCCGGCGTACAGAGACAGCTTCCCCATCGGCACCAAGAGAGAACTGATCAAAAAGACGCTTCCCTTCTACGCCATGCTGGGAACCCCGGCGGCGGTCAACTGGATCATTCAGGCGATCTTCGGAGATGGCGGCATCCAGGAATGGTATGAGTACGGCGGCGAACCGCACCACTTCCAGGTGACGATCCCGTACAGTGGAGCAATCTCCCCGGAAATCATGGATGACCTGCGGCGGATGATCGCCAGCGTGAAGCGGCTCACCAGCTGGCTCGACTACATCATCACCGTTCTGAAGATCGACATGGGCATCTACATCACCCCTGTGCTGGGCAGAGGGATGGCGATCACCACGCTTCCGGTATTAGAGCCGGAATTTCCAGGAAGTACGCTCTACATCGCCCCCGTGCTGGGGAGCGGCAGTAGCATCACCATACTCCCGCCGCTGGAACCGGAATTTGCACCCGCTATCATTGTCGGTCGTGCCTCGGCGGCTTTCCAGTCCATCCTGGAGACAAGCCTCCCGTGGCTGGAGGACCCGGAGCAATCCGCAATACCGCCTGCAGACATGATGCTGTCCGCCATAGCGCACAGCATCACGGAAACGGCCCTGCCGCCGATTCCAGACCCGCTTATCTTGGAGCCGCTCCGCATCACGCACACAGTCACCCCGGCACAATCCGCCGCAATCCTGGAAACAACGCTTCCGCCGCTGCCTGAGTTCGCAACCAACGTCCCGGCCACAGCATACGGAAGAGCTACCGCCGACATTCAGACGATCACGACAACAAGACTGCCACAATTGGAGGAAAACAGACCATGAGCTTATACGGATGCACGATAACAGCCAGAGGCCGGGAACTGATCGCTCAGACCCTGGCCGGGAAGCTGCCGCTTAAAATCAGCAGAATCATGATGGGACAGGGTACCTGCCCGGATGACGTATTCCCCGGGGACCTGGGTGATCTGGTGGAGCCGGTAGCAGCTGGCACCAGCACCGAACCGACATACAACGGAGATACCGTCCACATGACGGTCGAGTACCGCTCCGATCTGAACGGCGGACTGGACCACGGCTTCTGGATTAGGGAGTTCGGCGTGTTCGCCACGGATGTGAACGGGAATGAGGTCCTGCTCTACTATGCAACCCTGGGAGATTACCCGCAATGGGTAAGCGCATTTTCGTCCAGCGGCCTGGACATCCGCCGGTACCCGGTCAGCATCACCGTGGGAGAGGGCGCTACCGTTATCATCGACTACTCCCCGGAGGCCCTCATGACTTCGGAGGATGTGAAGGATTACTGCACTACAACGATGCTCCCGCAATTCCTTGTGGAAGCACAGGGCCTGATTGATCAGCACAACGCCGACACTGCGGCGCACCCGTCCATCCAGGCCACCACCGCCGCCGTGGATTCCAGGCTTTCACTCCTGGAACTGATGTACAACACCAACGTCAGCGGGAACCCCTTCACCGTCACATTCGAGAACCTGGACAACTTGGTGGTTCAGGGCGTGTGGAACGCCACGCAAAAGAGGATCGAGTTCTGATGCAAGAGCTTTCCTGCCTGATCGGCCACCTTTTCAGAACGGTGGAGCCGCCATGCGAGGCCGCAATAGCCGGAGAGCTGACAATCACAGGAACCACGCACAGCGGGAAACAGGGTACGCTGGCGATTACCGGCGGTGCCTTCTCCTTCAGCGGGGACCCGAACGATATCGCCATCGCCTCCCTGGAGGCGGCAAAGTGCCGCGGTCCCTGCCCATTGAAGGGAGGCTGACGCAATGGCAGAAAAAGAGTACGTCCTCGGCAACAGGGCAAAGGAACTCTACCGCTACACCAAGCAGGTGACACAGCCGGTACCGGATGACAAGGTGGCTGCAAAGGATGTGGCCCAGGTGATGCGGACCATCGCCCAGGCGAATACCGTAGAGGAAATGCGAATGACGCTTCTGACCACTGCGGAACGCCTGGACAGCAAGCGTGACCGCTGCCGCTTTCCCAAAAGCGAGAGCTTCGGTATGATCGCAGACCTGCGCAACACCGCACGAACGGCCATGCGGCACATCCTCGCCGCCAATGAGGTCAACTTCCGGGAGCGTCCGGAGGAACGGCTGAAGGAGATCAAGGCCGCAATAGATGACTGCAACCTTCTCCTTCAGCTGATCGACCTCAGTCACGACCTGCAGTACATCGACACCAAACGCATGGGGACCTGGACGAAGAAGGTCACCGATGTGAAGTACATGAGCCTCGCCTGGTTACGAAAAGACGGGGCCAGGGCCGCAAGCCTTTTGAAAGATCGGGATCAGCAGCACATGGAATCCCTGGTGCAGTTGGTCCGGGAAATCATCGCAAAGGAGGGAGCGGCCCGGAATTCGGATACACCGCCGCAATAGCGGCGTGGTATTGGGGTACGGCCTACAACGCCGCCAACTGGTGGTCCCGCTCTCCGAACACGAACAACTCCACGAACTCGTGGAACTGCAACTCCAATGGCAATTGCAACAACACGAACAACTGCACTAACTCCTATGGCATCCGGCCCGCTTCGATGGAAACGATCAGACCGAGT